TGGCCCTATAGATCAATCATCGCCACCTCCGTACAAGCTCGCTTGTACGGGGGCTCGTGTACTCACTGACTGAACCCGACCCAGTCTCCGGACGGAGATATGGATTGGACTCAAGAGCTTCCTGAAGGTCAGGATCTACGAGTAATCGCACTGAAGGCCGGCGCTTTTCGGTAAAATACCGAAGCAGCATCGACCAGCCGTCGATTACTTTCTTAATCGTAGGAGACTTGACGTCGAAGCAATGGTACTCGAACTTTTGCAAGTTCTTGTTCCACCGTCGTCGTAGAGGTCTCTGCTCTAATGGTGTTCTGCGTAGGCTAGGACATGAAAGATTCATGTCTTCGCCAGGAATAGGACCATAGATCATGGTCAACTCCTTTACGATTAAATCGTAAAGCGCATAGTACCGTCTATCGTAGAAGGAATTAGCATATGCTATCCAACTCGTATAGACGTCAGGGCGGCGAGATGATGACCAGACAGTCCGTAAACGGACCGGAGTGACGTCGACGCCTTGGAAGGCATCCATGCCACACGATTCTCTAAAGAATCCACTGGTGCAACTCTTGTCATGGTTGATTTTCAACCCAAATGACTCGAGATGTTCGATCGCGTCTGCGGTATAATCCGCCGGGACGATCACATCATCTCCATACACTAAGATACCATCCCTGGTATCCTTATCAGGTGCTCCGCCAGCGAGGATAGCCCAGATCGTAAGTGCCATTATTGGGAAGCATAAACAGCTACCCATTGGTGCAAACTTTCTAAGCTTCAAAACCTCGCCGTCCGGGAGCACGGTCGATGAACTCCTACAAGCCTCCAAGTACGTAAAAACGTGCCTGGGGAACAGTAGGCGGACTAGATCAACGCTTACTCGATCAGAGGCCTCTTTAAGGTCTAAGGTCGCATACCGTTGGGATTTCGAGCCCTGTTGGGCCCTATTCCTGTTCGGAGTTTGATCTGTGAAGTGTACACTCCCTCGGGTGAGGGGGTGAGCTTCAACTAACGAAACTATGGCCCTTCCCAGTCCCTGTTGGACCCATTGGAAATCAACGGGTTCGCAAGAGATTAGTCGGGGGCCACGCGAATCCTTCGGCACGAGTATTACTCGAGCCGGAAGATCCTTGTCCTGCACAGCACCAAAGCTGCGATAGGAATCACAGACATGTCCTAATGACGCGCAGAAATACGCATCAAAGGGATATACGTCTGTAATACGATGCGAAACGTTCGTCCAGGCATACTTGCCCCAGAGTTGTTGCTTTGTAGCAACAGTTCCAGGGCCATGCCGGGGAACGACGTTCGCAGGGTCAAAGTACTCGAACACTCCTTCGAGGAGTACACGAGCCTCACGTAGTACAGAGGTCGGCGAAAGCGTCTCACGACGTTTATCGTCAACCAAAGTACTATTACCAGAAGCCTTTTCCAAACTCTGGAAGAGAACTTCAAGCGTTTCAAGGTCATTTTCGGCTTCTTTGAAGCCGTCAATGACTGTTTGTTCCTGTTCATCGGAATATGGGATTTCATACTTGTAAAACAGGTATAGAACATCCCGTATTACGCTGATACTTAGTACACACGGTTGCTCAAGGGGAGCACCGTCTGGTCGGAGGATCCTGCTAAAAAACTCACCGAGAAACCTCGGAAGTTTACTATTAGGAAGGGAATCAAATCCCAACTTCATAGAGTCTAGCGGTGTTCCTCCTGCAAGAGCCTTGTCAAAGGCCTTGCCCAGACGTGGCAAGGTTTTCGTTAGAAAACCTATCCCTTCAGCAAGTAACCTGTGATTAACTTTTTTAAGAGTTTTTCGCAAGTTACAAGTGTTGAACACTACTTCGTGCGCGTTTGAGACGCTCTGAAGCAGTGCAGCGATGATTTTACTTTCATCTAAGCCTTTTGTAGGTACCATATCGGTAATCCTGCTTAGGCATGCATACACTTCAGAGTCCACCGAACTCGCAACTACAATCCTGAATCATGACCAAGTCAAAATCCAGTCAAACTGTCAAATTATTGCCAACAATACTCAACGGGGAAACGCCTATCTCTAGGCGCCTTCGTTGTGTAGTGCCAGCTTACTATGACAGTATTTATGGGACCTTCATTCCTGCGTTTCAGAGTCAGCTGTGGGCCGATCAGATTGGTGCCGAAGGCTGGGTAGATATGGAAGTTGTTCTTTCGAACAACGGCCTAATGCTACTTCGCCAACGGACCGCACTGATACCCACGGCTTATGAACTCCTGACGTAGGAACCATAGCTCCACGTAATTACGAGCATCATCACTAGTCAAGGTACAACAAGGTTGTCCTAACCTCAAGCATCCTAGGATTTCATCCTATCGTGCTCAAAGTTAAAATCAGCCAAGTTGTCGACCTGTCGTTCGAAATAATTCCCTTTACCTTCGTAAAGAGAGATTTCCTGAACTTCAGGTTTCATCCTCAACCTAGCCGGCATGGCCAAGCCACTTAGCTTGGTCACGCCGGGTTCTTCAATGACGACATATGCTGTTGTATGCCAGCCCTCCTCCGAAATTAATCGGAGAAGCCAATTAAGGACCTTATGGCCCCTTGTGTCCGTTTCACAGGTTTGAATTGTGAATTGGATATGAGATGTGCCACGAAGTGGCCGGTATTCTAACAGTACTTGTTTCGTT